GTGTGTAAGCGAGAGAAAAGAGAGAGTGAATCGCCTCTATCGCCGGCGGGGCGACCGGCAAGGTGCCGGTGCCGGATACTTGGCGGGATTCGGCGGAAATATCCGCTCGAATTCCGCCAAGGGGCGCCAGTTAAGAAAACATGGAGAAGAAGAATATGATCGCACGATATGTACAGCGTGGGGATTCGATTGATTATACGCCGGCAACCGATGTGGCGGCCGGGGACATCGTGGTGGTTGGGGATATCGTCGGCATTGCCAAACTCGACATCAAGGCCGGAACACTCGGTTCGTTGGCCCTGATCGGCGTATACGATATCGTCAAAGCATCCGGGACCGGAACCGCCGTTACTCGTGGCGCGAAAGTCTACTGGAACGCTACCGCCAAAACGGCAACTGCGGACAGTGCCTCTGTGGTCAATCCGTATCTCGGAAAGGCATTTACGGCTGCTGTCGATGCCGACACCGTCGTCCGAGTTCGTTTGGCTTGATGGCTGACCTGATCAAAAATGCCATGGCCTGGCTGGAGGCGCAACGACGGGAGCATCTCTCTATTCCTATTATATATAGGCGAGGAGATGCTTCCGCCTCGATCACCGCCACGGTCGGCAAGACGGTGTTCAAAGTTGTCGACGACTACGGACGATATCAGCACATCGAAAGCCGCGATTACCTGATTCACGCCCCCGATCTGCTTCTGGACGGCAAACCAATCCAGCCTCAATCCGGGGACGAAATCGCAGAAAATGGTTTCGTTTACGAGGTCATGGCTCCGAATGGCGAACCGGAATGGAGATACTCCGACAGTTACCGCCAGTGTCTTAGAATACACACCAAACTTACAGGAAAAACAGAATAATGAAAAACATTGAGTCAAAAACCAGCCGTAAAACCTCTGTTCCCGGAGTTGAAAAAGATGGGCGGTTTTATATGCCCGTCAGAACGTTTGTCGAAATCATGAAGCTTGATTGGCGCAGCCAATTGCGATTCATCAAAAACGACTTTGTTCTGAAACAGATGCTGATGAAACTGCCGGTCAGAACGCATGGAGAAATGCGGGATATGGACTGTCTCCCGATCGAATTCATCTGCGGTTGGCTATTCAAAATTCCGCTCTCACGCTATTCCGGCGAACAGCATGAAAAAATCATTAAGGTGCGCCGCTGGATCGGTGAAGTCTGTAAAGCGGTCTTTGAATCCCAAACGAAGACAACGCCACCGCAGTCGGGAATGGATGCCGCCGTTGCCGATGAGTTTGACCGCGTGGCGAAATTCATCAACATGGAAGTCGACGCCATCAACGGTCTCTACAACATGATTCAGGATTTGCAGGAAGAGGTTAAGGCGTTGAAAGAACCCCAAACTTCTGAATGTGCCGGGGGATGTGGTTCCGGCGTTTCCACATGTTCCGGAAAAGGCGGGATCAGACAGATCGTCGTGAATGTTTTCCCGTACCGCGTCGTGGTGAATTGAATCCATAATCAGGAGGCAAACATGGATGCGATAACGAAAGTTCCCTTTTATGACAATGAACTGATTGTCGTTGAAGTCAATGGCGAACCCTATGTCGCGATGCGTTCGATCACGGAAGGCATGGGACTGAGCTGGAGTACTCAAAAGCAAAAGTTTGATCGACAAGGGGATAAGTTCAACTGTGTTCATATGAACACGGTTGCCGAGGATGGTAAAAACAGAGAAATGCTTTGCATGCCGGTCAGAAAACTGAACGGTTGGCTGTTCAGTATCAATGCTGAAAAGTGCCGTTCGGACATCCGTCAAAAAGTCGTAAGGTATCAGGAAGAATGCTTCCAGGTGCTGTACGACTACTTTCACCAAGGTGGAGCGATCAATCCTCAAGCAGACGGCAAACAGCTTGCCGGCATGCTGGATCGGATTGCCCGGCATACATCCGAGGCGATCAATGGCGTTCTCAGCGATAAACTGGTGGAACTGGCCGGAGAAATCTGGAAAAAGGATCTGGAACTTTCTCATGAGAAACGCCAGAATCACCTGCTGATGAATTTCGCTCCCAAAGGAGTACCGGGGGCAATCTCCAGCATTACCGGCAGGGCCAAAGATCGTTATGTCGGCGGCTACTTCACATCGAATCGTTGCGGACATCCGATTGAAGGTCTGGCCATCCAACCTCAATTCAATTTTTAAGGAGAAAACTATGCCGAATGGAAGCGATAATCCCGATTTGCGGGATGTTTGGAACGCCGTCAATGAAGCGAGGCGCGAATTAGCCGAGATGAAAGGAATGCTCAATGTTCATTTTTCCGACCTCAATATTCACCATCATCCACCGTGCCATGCCGCTGAAGATATGAGAAAAACCATGCTGTCGGCTGCGGGGGCCGCGTTGCTGGCGCTGTTAGCGGCAGTGGGGTCGATCGTCACGGCGCTGCTGAGGTGAAAATGGCGGTGGTAATTGAGATTGCCAATGCGGTAGTGGCCGAACTGAACCGGAATGCGGCGCTGACCGGCAAGTTCACAGCGGAGATGAATCTGCTGCCGGAATTCGAGCTCAAAGACATGAAAGTGTTGCGGGTAACCGTAGTGCCGAAGTCGCTGAAAGTTGTCGCACAGAGCCGCGATGCGTCAGGAAAAGAGGTCGAGATTGACATCGGCGTGCAACAGCGAACCGTGGAGCCGGATCGGCTGGCGGAACTGCTGCAACTGGTCGAGAACATCATCGCGGTGTTCGACCGGAAACGCCTGGCGGACTATCCATCGGCGTTGTGCGTCAAGGTTGCCAACGATCCGATTTACGACCCGGAACATCTGCGGCAGATGCGGCAGTTTACCAGCGTGATTACGCTGACCTTCAAGGTGTTGTGATGGGAACGAAATGTCGTCCGAAGTTCGACGGCGAAAAGGTAAAACGCCGGGTGGCGAGCGGGTCGTTCAAAAGCCTGAACCATGCCGCGGCGGCAATCAGGCTGACGGCCCGGCGAAGTATTCGGAGAAGCAAAAGAGAGTCGACGCCGGGAACGCCGCCGAATACCCGGCGCGGACTGATGAAACGGGCGATCGTCTACAACATCGACAAGCTGAAAATGGTCGCGGTGATTGGCCCGGCGTATTCGATCGCGGGAAAGTCCGGCAAGGCCCATGAATTCGGTGGGATGTACTTCGGACGGAAGTACCCTGCAAGACCGTTCATGGGACCAGCGCTTCAGACGAATCTGCATCGCATTCCACCGCTATGGCGCGGTTCCGTAAAGTAAAAACTACTCGCCGCCGGGTGCTACCCGGGCGTGATCCAACGGCGAAACGTTGGGCGCCGAAGGCGAAATTCTGAAGGAGGTTTTATGAGTTATAAACTGGGTTTGGAGGCGAAGCTGTTTCACGGCGCGGCCGGGGCGACGGCGGCGACCGAAATGAAAAACGTCAAAGACGTCACGCTCAATCTTGAGAGTTCCGAGGCGGACATCACCACGCGGGCGAGCAACGGCTGGAAGGTCACGGCAGCGGCGTTGAAGGAGGCTTCCGTCGAGTGGACGATGGTCTGGGATACGGCGGATGCCGGGTTCACGGCGGTCAAAACGGCCTATTTCGGGAATACGGCGTTGGGGTTGTTCGTGAGCGATGGGGCCGGTTCCGGGCTGGACGCCGATTTCATTGTTACGGGGTTCAGCCGCGAGGAACCGTTGGAGGAAGCGATCACGGTCAAAGTCACGGCAAAACCGACTTATCTGACCCGCGCTCCGGCGTGGAAAGACGGAGGCAATTGATTATGAAAACCTTTCAGGATAACGCCGGACGGCAGTGGACGGTGACGCTGAACGTGGCGGCATTGAAACGAGTGCGCGCTATGACCAGTGTTGATCTCTTCAATGTGGTGACACTGGATGAAAATAAAAAGCCGGATATTTCGCTCTTGGAACGACTGTCGGAAGATCCGATTCTGCTGGTCGATGTGCTGTATGCCGTGTGTAAAGCGGAAGCCGATGCACAGAATGTGAGTGACGAACAGTTCGGGGCGGCGATGGCCGGCGACGCCATTGAGCACGCCACCAATGCGCTGCTGGAGGAACTGGTCGATTTTTTCCCCGATCCGAAGCGGAAAGTGCTGCGGAAGATTCTCGCCGCGAACCGCCGCTTCGGGGAAACAATGAAGAAAAAGGTCGAGGCGGAACTGGTGGGGCTGGACGCCAAGATCGATCAGGCGCTCGAACAATTGAGCGGCTGATCTACGAACTGGCCGGGGTGTTGGGCATCAATCCCGATCCGTTTACGCTTCGGGAATTATTGTGGATGGCCGAAGGCAAAGGTCGCGAAAACTGGAACCACACGGCGGCGTTGCTGGCAACCATGATCAATATCATGAGATCAAAGGGCCGCCCGGCAATCAAACCGTCCGAACTGAATCCCTATCTGCGTAAGCCGAAGCCAATTTTACGCGGTAAAGACTTACGCATTTTGAAAGACGTGTTCGTCAAAGAGGAAAACCATGGCATCGTCAAGTGACACCAAGGCCGGACAGGCCTACATCGAAATCACCACGGAAAACGTCAAGTTGGTGCGCGGACTGAAAGAAGCCCAACGCAGCCTGAAAGAGTTCTCCGAAAGCGTGACCGCGATGGGCGAAAAAACGCTGCTGATCGGTACCGCGATGCTGTCGCCGCTGATCCTGTCGGCCAAGGTGTTCAGTGATTGGGGCGACAGCTTCGACAAGATGTCCGCGCGAACCGGCATGACCGTGGAATCGTTGAGCGAATTGTCGTTCGCGGCACAACAGTCGGGTACGGATCTGGAGACCGTTGAACGCGGCGTCAAAACCATGCAGAAAAACATCGGCGAAGCGGCCGGAGGCAGTAAATCGGCGACGGAGGCTTTGGCGAAACTCGGCCTTACGGTGGAGCAGTTACAGGGGCTTTCGCCGGACGAACAGTTCAATAAAATCGCTGCGGCATTGAACCAGATTTCCGATCCGACGACAAGGGCCGCCACGGCGATGAAAATCTTCGGCAAGTCCGGCGCAATGCTGTTGCCGATGATTCGCGACTTGGACGATCTGCGGACCGAAGCGGCTACGTTGGGACTGGTGATGTCGAGTGAAGATGCCAAGGCGGCGGCCGAATTCAACGACGCCATCGGACGTTTGACCCAGGGTTTGAAAATGATGTCGTTCCAGACCGGTTCGGCATTGGCTCCGGTGCTGATGAAGCTGGCGGCTTACCTCCAGAACCTTATCACGTTTACAATCAACTGGATCAAACAAAATCAGTCGTCAGTAATCACTTATGCCGCCGTGGCAGCCGGCGTAGTTGCGCTGGGATTGGCGCTGATCACGCTGGGCGGAGCACTGCGATTAGCGTCGATTGCCTTCGGGGCGGTGGCGACCGTGGTCAAGGCGGCGATCACCACGTTCCAACTGCTGGCCAACGCAGTAATTTTCCTGGCTTCGCCGTGGGGATTGGTGACGGCGGCCATCATCGGAGCCATTGCGGCGGTTGGGCATTTTGCCTATACCATCGATAATACCAAGTCGGTTTTCGGCGAAATCAAGGATACGGCGTTGACCAGTTTCGACGCGATCAAAACCGCGCTGGCTGCGGGTGATTGGGCTGCGGCAGTCAAGGTAATGTGGCTCGGCATCAAGCTCGCCTGGAAGCAAGGCATCGCGCCATTGGAAACGTTGTGGGCCGGATTCAAAAACGTGATCGCCGACACGTGGTCCAGCCTCTGGTGGGGCATGGTCGATGTGTTCGACACCGTAATTTACGGCATTCAATACGGCTGGAGCGCCACGATGAAATTACTCTCAGACAGCTTCAACGAGACCATTGGCTGGCTGATGAAAAAGTGGATTCAGCTCAAAGGATTGTTCGATTCCGATATTGATGTCGATGCGGAAATTTCCCAGATCGATAAGGAAAATGCCGAACGGTCCAACCAGCGGCAAAAAGAACTGGATGGGTTGACGCAACAGCACCAGGCCACCACCAAAGGCATCGACTCTGCCGAGCAGCAGGAGCAGGACGATCACGCCAAGCAAGCCGCCGAAGAAATCGACCAGATCGCGAAAGAGCTGGAGGAAGCAAAAAAAGCCTGGCAGGCGGCGGTTGATGAAGCGAAAGCGGCCATCCCGCCGGCAGCCAAGGAAGCATCGGAAAAGCTGGAAACCGTGCCAGACACGATTGAGGATGCCACGCAGAAAGTAGGCGTTCAGGGAACGTTTTATGCCGACGCGTTGAACTCGCTTTCGGCTAGTTCGGCAGCCGAACGGACCGCGAAAGCGGCCGAAGAGATCAAAAAGAACACCAAGAAGACCAATGACCTGCTGGAAAACAGCGACGACACCGAATTCGAGTGAGGATCATCAAATGCGAAGCCATGTGAAAAATCAATCGGCAGTCTTCATCGGTTCAAAATCAATTTTTAACCGAAGTCCTAACGCAGCGGCATATTTCCGCAGGGATGAAATTTTGGGAGAATGTCTTACATCGCCGGCGGCAAGGCCTTCAATCCTTGCTACCGCTGCTTGGCTGGTATGCATGCGTCGGGCAACTTCCTGCTGGGTGATTCCTGCCTTCTTGCGTGCCTTCAGCACTACATCCAAGGCTTCAATTTCCGGATCGGGTTCATTCCACGCTTTGGCGAAGTCGGGGTCTTTCATGGCATCGGCAATCATTTTGCCGATGTTGCATTTCACCGGTTTAAATGTGTCATTGTCAAGTTTAGCCATTTTTTACCACCTTCATTCTTTGAACTGCCTGCTCAAGCTCATTTTGCGGCGTTTTCTGCGATTTTTTCACGATAACATGCAAAATCATAATCTTATTTGCGATAATCACACAATAAAATACGCGACCGATGTCTTCTGTGCTTTGGGCTCGTATTTAAAACAATTCGTCGGCCCATATAGCGACTATGTGGCATGCCCACTAGCGAACCGTATTTGCTCGTTTGCTTGATCAAAAATTACATAATTTCTTGTTTTTCTACAGCTGTTTTTTTACGTATAACATGCATGGTGTTTTTGCCGCAGGAGGGGCAATACATCAGTTGCCTAGGCTCTCCCGATGCTTTATAACGAATGTTGCCGGCTTCCCACAGGTCATACTTATATCCACACTGGCATTCTGCCAGCCATAACTTAGTCCCTTCCTGTACGGCGGCAAAAGCCCCGGCCGGCAGTATAAATTTGATGAACCGTTGTATCCAGGACATCGATAGATCTCCTATGTCGATGATGTTTTTTATAGGCTCTTTTGCTAATTACGACGGAAAAACTTTGCAGATCAGCTTCAACCTTCTCGTTGAAAATACTAATCCAAAACATGGCATGCCCTTATTTTTACAAGAGTACGAGTACATCAAGTTTGATATAATTTCAACATAATTTTCTAAAAAGCAGGAAGTTGTATGTTACGAATCGAACCCGCATTTTTTGACCGGTCACAGGCGGTCGATACCGATGGAACCAGTACCAGCGCGACCATTCCGTATTTCGTTTTCGATGCGGCCGATGAAGATAAAGCCTTGGCCTATGCGGCGGAAAACACCTCGGCCTATTTTTCCGGCATGCCGCGCACGTCCATTGATATCGACGAACGCATCAACGAAAATACGTTCAAAGTTACGGTCAAATACCAGAGCAGTTCCAGCAGCCTCGACATCGATGACAACGAACCGGAACCGACGTTTTCTTTCGATACCGGCGGCGCGACCATGCACCTCACGCAGTCGCTGGAAACCGAGGGATCGTATCCCGATGACGCTCCCGATTACGGCGGGGCCA